TCATCAGGCATTAGATGTCCACAACATATCTGTTGCAGGCGCATGATCTGAGTCAATACACTAGCCGTTGTAGCAAGCTCACCACTGTCTAGTTTAGCCAATGCAAGCTTCTTCATTTGGCGGTATAACTTATCTTGTTCAGGCGTTAGCTCAACGTCTCGACGAGTATAAACTTTTGGTGGTAAGTCCAAGCAGTCTACCTTTAACACGCGATTGCTAAAACACTCTAACTTCTCAGATAACTCGTCTAGCCGACGATAACCCATCACTTGTTGGAAGCTTCGGTGCCCCATGGTCCGCTGTTGGATATTTGCATACCGTCCCTGAAACGCATAAAAACTATTAAAACCTAGCGACTTTTCTGCAAGAAACCCACACTGACTAAATAAATCCATAGGACTTTTAGTAATAGGTGACCCCGTCAATATACGGCGGTATTTAGACCGCCTTTGCAGCGACATAATGTTCTTGGTCCGTGCAGCCTTACGATTCTTTATTGTCGTAGACTCGTCAACCACGATCATATTAGCAGGGTTCTGATATAGGAAAGCTGTGGCGGCATCAGTGCCTCTACTGGTAGAGAACGCCTCAACGTTCATAACAAATATCTTTAAGAACGACTCTTTACTGACAATAAACTCTGTTAATTCTTCTTCAAACTTCTTTGTTTTAGAGGGTGTCCAGCGACATATCTGACGCGGTATACGCTTGGGCAAGTGGATGGGTATCTCACCCTTTACCCAGTTGTCGTACACCCCTTTGGGCGCTATAATCAGCACCGCTTTAAGCTTTTCGGCTTCCCATAAGATAGCCATCGTATCTATAGCTACCTTGGTTTTACCCGTTCCCATCTCCATGAATAGTGCGTAGTACTCCGCGGACCACGATTCTTCTAATGCAACTCGCTGGTGGTCATACGGTGTCGTCTCGTATTGATAGTTCTGCATAATTGTCCTCTTTTTCTAATAACTGCTTGACATGTAAGTCGTGTAGGATATAAGATATTATCTGCATTTGTCAAGGCCCGAAAGGAGCCTTTAATAACGAAGGAGAAAGTAGTATGGAAGACTTAGCAAAATTAATGGAGGCGGACTTTGAAGCAACGAAAGCCACCTCTGTTGAACGATTGGACCAAACTGGACTGACTTCAGTAGCAGGCTTGGCCCGCCAAATCAGAGACAAAGAAGGATCTATTGAGGCGCTTGAGAAATCACTCAAGGAGTCGAAGAAAGACCTTCAGAAACTCACCGATGAAGAGATGCCTGCAATGCTTGCAGAAATAGGTATAGCTTCTTTCACCTTAGAAGACGGTTCGACCGTTGAGGTCAAACAAACGTATGGTGCATCTATACTAGTACAAAACCGTCCCTCCGCTTTTGAGTGGTTACGAGACCACCATCATGATGACATCATTAAGAATACAGTCTTGTGTCAGTTCGGTCGTGGTGAGGATGATCAAGCCAGTGCATTTTCTGCGTTTGCAGAGAGCAAGGGTTTTATACCTCAACAGAAGACTGAAGTTCATCCACAGACCCTACGGGCATTTGTGAAAGAACGATGTGAAGCAGGTGAGGAGTTCCCCATGGAGTTGTTTGGGGCTTGGGTAGGTCAACGCGCAGTAATCAAAAAAGGGAAGTAAACATGTCACAAAATAAAGAAGTCGCAGCAAAGAAGTCCACTGAGTTAGCAGCATTTGATCCATCTATGTTCGAGGCCGATGCGGGTCAGGGCATGGAAAACATGGGGCAGGATGATTTAGCATTACCCTTCCTAAAAGTGTTGTCGGGTAACGATCCCATCTTGGATGAAAACGAAGTCGCCCGTAAAGGTGACATATACAACACCGTCACAGGTATGGTGTACAAAGGTAAAGATGGCATTAGCGTAATCCCCTGCGCTTATCAACGTCGCTTTATTCAATGGGCCCCTCGTGGTTCTGGCAACGGTGCGCCGACTGCTATTTATGAGCCGGGCGAAGTACGTCCTGAAACTCAACGCTCCACTGAAGACAACAAAGATTATGTCGCAGACGGCAGCGGTGAATACATCGAAGAAACGCATCAGCACTTCGTGATCCTATTAGGTGACGATGGTGCTTTTGAGACGGCTTTGATCGCCATGAAATCTACGCAGCTAAAGAAGTCGCGTAAGTGGAACAGCATCATGGCCTCACGGTCCATGCAAGGTGCAAAGGGTCCATTTACTCCACCACGCTTCTCACACATCTATCACCTCAAGACCACACAAGAGGAAAACTCTAAAGGGTCATGGCACGGTTGGGAGATGTCCTGTGAGGGCCCCATTGCTGAAGCAGGACTATACGTTCGCGCCAAAGCTTTTGCTGACAGCATCACCACGGGTGACGTTGTTGTTAAACATACGGATGACGATGGCGTAAGCGGTAAAGCAGAACCGTTCTAAGCTAACGCAGTACTATGGGTGGGGCATGAAGCCCTGCCCTTTTTCGTATGGGGGCAAGCAATGTCATTAGACAAGTTTATGGCCATCTTTGATGGTCTGAAGGAAGCGCACGGTTACTTCAAGATAGAAAAAACGAGTGCAAGCGGCAAGGCTCAAGGCAAGGCTGGCGTTCTTCGCGAACCACAGACCAAGCAGCTTTGGGAAAACCATCTGTTAGGCACTGGAAATGGTCTGGGCATCATACCGATCAATGAAGACAACTGTTGCAAATGGGGCTGTATCGACATAGACCAGTACCCACTCGATCATAAGTTGCTGGTGGATAAAGTCCGCCGCATGAAATTACCCCTCGTTATATGCCGATCTAAATCGGGCGGGGCACACTGCTTTCTATTCACCTCGGAGTGGATCGAAGCTAAAGATATGCAGAGAGCTTTAAAGGCGATGGCCGCAGCATTGGGCTATGGCGAGAGCGAGATATTCCCAAAGCAGATCAAGCTGCATTTGGACAGAGGTGATGTGGGTAACTTCCTTAATCTACCTTACTACGACCATGAGGAAGGTTTGCGCTACGCATTCCTAGACGATGGCACCTCGGCAACATTAGACGAGTTTGTAGAGTTGTATACTAAGTTTGTTCAGAACCCTGAAGAAGCCCTAAAGCTGCAAGTAATTGGTGGCAAAGAAACCAAACTCTTGCAAGATGGACCGCCGTGCTTACAGATAATTTGTACGGATGGTATCAGTGAGGGGGGTCGTAACAATGGCTTGTTTAACATTGGGGTTTACTTACGCAAGGCTTTTCCTGATAGCTGGCAGGCTGAGATACTCAAGTACAACATGGAGTATCTTGCGCCACCGCTTCCGTTAAACGAAGTGAACATCGTGGCCAAGCAGCTTGAGCGAAAAGAATATGCTTATAAGTGCAGCGACTCACCTATCAATTCACACTGTAACAAAGACCTATGCCGTACTCGAAAGTTTGGTGTTGGTGCTGCAGTGTCAGGTGCTAGTGTAGCTAACCTTCGCAAGTATAACTCTACGCCTCCCGTGTGGTTTATGGACGTGAATGGCGAACCATTAGAGATGGACACTGAAGCGTTGATGAATCAGATGACGTTCCAAAAGGCTTGCATGGAGCAGTTAAACTTGATGCCTCGCTCAGTTGCGAAGCAGCAATGGGAAAGCCGCATCAGTACGCTGTTGAATGAGATGAAGGATAACGAGAGTGCCATCATTGAAGTTGCAGTAGATGCCAGCACTAGCGGTCAGTTCTATGATTACCTTGAAGAGTTCTGTCGCCACCTACAGGTTGCACAGGACAAAGAAGAGATATTACTGCGTCGCCCTTGGACTGACGAAGACCAAGGCATTACTTACTTTAGACTGAAAGACTTTGAGAACTTCTTGAAGAAGAATAAGTTCTTTGAGTACAAGTCTCACCGCATCGCGCAGCGACTGCGTGACATCAATGGATCAAGTGTTGTATTGAAGATCAAAGGCCGCGCTGTACGCGTATGGCAGATCCCTTCGTTTGACACGTCTGACATTGACATAGAAACACCGAAGTTCGGTAACGACTATAAGGCACCTTTCTAATGGTAGAAGATATCACAGGACCAGAATACGGCAGGCGTCGTAACGCAGAGATCGTCATGATGATTGACGAGCGCCTTATGACGATGACCGCAGTGGCCAAATGGTTTGGCATCTCGAAGCAGAGAGTTCAGCAAATTTACAGGAAGGAGAAGTCTAAAGATGTTTAGAATATTTGGACCTCCCGGCACAGGTAAAACAACCACCCTGCTCAACATGGTGGACGAAGCGTTAGAGAAGGGCACTCACCCACACTCAATCGCCTTCCTAGCCTTCACACGTAAAGCCGCAAACGAAGCTCGAGACCGAGCAGCCGAACGCTTTAACCTAGACCCTAAGACGGATCTAATACATTTTCGCACACTACATTCTCTTGCGCTGACTATGACAGACATACGCTCAGAGCAGGTGATGCAGGAGTCTAACTTCAGAGAACTGAGCCGATCAATCGGTGTCAAGCTAGGTGGCAACAAAGCCTCTAACTTTGATGATGACATCCCCTCAATGGTGGCAAGCAACGATCCTGTCCTTGGACTGATCAACTTGGCTAGACTTAGGAAAGTATCTTTGAGAGAGCAGTACAACATCAGCAACATCGAGCAAGATTGGAACACCGTTAACTACGTTGATAAATGTCTGAAGAAATATAAAGACACCATGAACTTATACGACTTCACCGACATGCTGTCAGAGTTTGCTAAAGGTGCTGAATACTACTGCCCACACTTTGACCTGTGCTTCTTAGATGAGGCGCAAGACTTGAGCCCGCTGCAGTGGGAGATCGCTCACGCTATCGATGCTAAATCCACGCGCATGTATTGTGCGGGGGATGATGACCAAGCCATCTATCGATGGGCGGGTGCGGATGTTGATCAGTTTATTAATTTGCCCGGCAGTTCAGAAACCCTGTCACAATCTTATCGAATCCCTCAGTCCGTACACAGCCTTGCCGAAAACGTTGTGCGTCGTATTGCACGTCGATACCCAAAGCGGTACGAGCCTAAAGAAGAAGCAGGCAAGGTCACGCGCATCAGCACCATCGCTGCGCTAGATATGTCCAAAGGGTCATGGCTCATCTTGTCACAGGCTGGCTACCATCTGCAGCCTGTTGCACTTGAACTAAAGTCTAGTGGTTACCTCTTTAACTATCGCGGCCATCGCAGCATCAGTGAGAAGTTATCTGACGCGGTCAACAGTTGGGAACAACTGCGACAGGGCAAAGCCGTCTCAGGTGAATCCGCTCGAAGGGTTTACAGTTTAATGTCCACAGGGGAGCGAGTCACAAGAGGCTATAAAAAGCTCACAGGGCTTGCTGACGACGAGTTTGTAACACTGCCTATATTGGTGGAGAGTTACGGATTAAAAGCCGACGACAGCATGATCTGGTCCGAGGCGATGGACAAACTGCCTGACATGGATAGAGCCTACATCACGGCTCTTCTAAGACGAGGCGGAAAGTTTAATGGCATACCTCGCATTACAGCGTCCACGATCCACGGATCAAAAGGTGGTGAGGCGGATAACGTCGTACTGTTCACGGACCTTAGTCCAGCAGCCGATAACGAAATGCGCATCAACCCTGATGACATGC